ATTCGGGACTCTATCGAGCAACGGCGAAGCAACGAGCGGTGGTGGCGCGTATACGGGCTAGGATTGCTCGGTGAGTCAGAGGGGAGAATCTTCACGGGATGGAATATCATAGACAGCGTACCGCCCGAAGCGAGACTAGAGCGTCGTGGGCTGGATTTTGGGTACACAAACGACAGTTCCGCTCTTGTCGCGGTCTATAAGTACAACGGTGGCTATATCGTGGATGAGGAGCTGTATCTCAAGGGGATGAGCAACAAGGCGCTAGCGGACCGTATCTTGCTTGCGGATAAACCGACGACGCTGGTGGTCGCGGATTCGTCGGAGCCGAAGAGTATAGATGAGATTAAGCTGTACGGCGTGAATATCATTGGAGCGGATAAAGGACGGGGGAGCATCTCGCAGGGGATACAGTTCATCCAAGACCAAAACATCTCCATCACGAAGCGAAGCGTCAACGGCATTAAGGAGTACCGTTCGTATTCGTGGATGAAAGATAAAGAAGGCAAGCAGCTCAACGTGCCAGAAGGCGGGATGGATCACTTTTTAGATAGTTTGCGCTACGCAATGAGCAGCCTTTCGCCTGTGGAGACGAAGATTGATACCTCATACGTTCACGAAGAAGCGGATGTGATGTATAATGAGATAGGGATTTAATCTTTTATACGCATATGATGAAAAAAATCGGGGAGATCTACGCTAAGATGATGAAGAAGCACGAAAAAGGAGAGAGTAAGAAGCACGAGGCAAAAGAAAAAGCGAAAAAAGGTGGCTACAAGGGGAAGAAATAACGTATGAAGCAGGATGTTTTAGACAACATTCGCGCTCAAGCCCTCAAAGAGATCGAAACAGCACGCATACACAAGCAAGGGAAGACGTATTCGTGGCGCTTGAACGAGGAAATGTACTACGGAGGGCGAAAGAAGAACCTCGAATCGAGGGCGAACGTCCGTCTTTCGCGTATGCAAGAGTTCGTTCACACCTTGCTCTCGAAGATTGACAATCCGCTCGTGTTTAAGTTTCTCAAACGGAAGAACTCGCAGTGGAAGCGTGTCAATCGCTTGAATGCGCTGAGGACGATTGACCAGTCCCGCAACGATTGGGACATTAAGGATATTGTCGGCAAGAAGCAGGGCATTCTCTACGGACGTGCCGTGTACCTGTACTACGCCGATAGCGTGGGAGGCCAGTACGAGGCGCACCTTGAGCCTGTGGACGTGTATGACTTCCTCATTGACCCGATGTGCGGCGGTCTCGACATTGAGCAGGCTCGCTACCTTGGATGCTATAACCTCTCGCTCGACAAAAAGACGCTCGAAGAGGGGATGAAAGCAGGGTTCTACGACAAGAAGAAGACAAAAGAGCTGCTCTCCGGTGCAGGGAACGTCGACGAACGCACCACGGAAGAGAATAACAAGCAGTACCGTGAACGAGATACGTCTGTCGTTAAGCAACGTGATGCGACGTATACGGACGTGTGGAAGTTCTGGCGATGGTTTACCACCTACGAAGGCGAGCGGTACTACCTCCTCATGACGAACAGTGGGCAGATGATCCGATGCGACAAGCTCGTGGACGTCCTCCCCGCAGACGATGAGCATCCGATGGGTATGTGGCCGTTCTGGTCGTGGGCGTGTTTCCCTGACCTCACGGAGTTCTGGACGCCCTCCTATGCGGACTATGTACGGGAGATCTTCATGGCTCAGGACGTAAGCGTGAACCAGCTCCTCGACAATGCCGAGGCGATCAATAAACCGCAGAAGGTGGTGAACGTCCTCGCTATCGAGAACCTCCAAGACCTGAATTACCGTAGGGACGGGATTATCAAGGTCAAGGGCGAGGTGGATGCGAACCGTGCGATGCAGATTGTGCAGACGCCAAGCATCCAAACGCCTGTCGCCGTGTTCAACCTCCTCGAGGGTATCCACGAGAAGGTCTCAGGTGTATCGGCGCAGGCAAAGGGTGTGGAAGACGTGGACGGTAAAGTGGGCATCTACGAGGGAAACCAAGCGGCAGCAGCAGACCGCTTCGGGCTTCTCAACAAGTCCTACGCCTTCGGGTATAAACGCTTCGCTAAGCTCTACGAGCTAGGTGTACGCCACAACCTCGTACGGAAGGTATCTATCGAGGTGCTTGGAGCGAATGGCGTGGAGATGGAGGAAGTGAAGAAGAGCGACATCTTCAAGAAAGGCGATTCCTTCGGTGTGATGGTTGAAGCCTCGAATGCCGAGGTGATGCAGTCCACGCAGGAACGCCGTGCGAAGCTCACGTTCCTCTCCTCGAAGGTGCAGGATAAGACCTTCAATCAAAAGGTGGTCAACGAGATGCAAGCGGAAATTGTGGGCTTCACGCAAGACCAGATTGACCGCCTCATGGATACGTCCGCCTACGGTAACGCTGACGTTCTGGCTGAAGCGGATACGGATATCGAAGCGTTGCTTCTTGGAGAGAATGTCTCGCCAAACCGACAAGCAAACAATGCGTATAAACAGCATATTGTGAACTTCATGGCGTCGCATGACCGCAACCTGACGATGAAAGACTTCGAGGTACTCTCCGCCTATGTTCAGTCCCTTGAGCCGATTATCATGCGTAACGAGGCTCGTGCGCTCCAAGAGGAGCAGAACCGCCGTATGCGTGGAGGAGCCATGAACCAAAAACAGGTGGAAGAAGTGGTACCAGCAGGGGACGATATGCAGGAACCTAACGACATGGAAACGAATATCCTATGATCACCTATACTAAACACGAAGAAGACGGGAAAGTTATCCTCACCAAAACAGGGCATTCGCATACGTTCACCATGGATGAAGTCCGTGAACACCTTGCGAAGCTCGACAAGATGGAAAAGGAACTAACCTCGCAGAAGGAGCTGGAAGAGGCAAAAATGCAGAACGTGGAAGCCAACCACGAGATTGTGAAGACCCTCACGGATGAGCAATTCGCTGCATGTGGCATCTACGCTCGTGCGAAAGAGATCCACGGCATGTGTGCCGAGAAGCTCGAACAGATCGCGGAAGCTCGTAAAGAGTACGCCGAGGACTTGAAGGCTATCGAAGAGCAAACAGGCGAGAAGCTATGAGCGAACAAGACGTGCTGAAAGAGCAACTGGGGAAGTATAAAGACCTCGACATCCTCACAGAAAGCGACGGTGGGAAGGTGCTTCTCACCGCCTTGCGCAAGCAGATAGCGAACGACGTGGAAACGATTGCTTCGCTACTGAAGGCACCAGAAATGGAACTCCGAACAGCCGTAGCCAAGCTCACCACGAACCTTGGCGTGTATCGCACGCTGACGAACGCAAAACAAAATGCTATAATCACAGAAGAAGAACTAACCGCTCTTCTTTCTCGCGAAGATTGAACCGCGCAGGAGACGGTCTGACTACGGTCGGACTGTCGATGCGATGCTCAAACATCGTTTTGCTCCTAGGTCGAGCTATGAAAACCTCGTCTGCCCCTGACGTAAACGGGTTATGCTATGTCCGAAGCGACAAACATTGCTCCCGAGCAGGAGTCGAAAGAAGCTCAAGAACAAGGAGTGGAAACGATTGGTGATGCCCTGAAAACGGAACCGCCTAAACAAGAAACCGTCCCTCTTTCTGTTTTGATCGAACAGAAAAAAGCGAATAAGGAGCTTGTTAAACAGCTAGCGGAACTCAAGAAAAGCATCACGGAAGGTGCTTCCAAGAGCGAAACAGCAGAAACCGTATCAGCCCTCATCGAAGAGTACCCAGACCTTGACCCGAACTTTCTCAAAAAGCTCTCTTCTTCCATTGCTAGCGAAGTGAAGAAAGAAGCAGAAGAAAAGCTTGCCGAACGCCTTAAACCCATTGCCGAACGTGAAGAATCCGCTCGCATTGAGAAGGTATTCGCCGAGAATTATGAGAAGGTGTTGGCACAAAACCCCGACTATAAAGACGTGGCTAATCGCGAGGTAATCAAACAGCTCTCGCTTTTACCGCAGAACGCTAATAAAACATTTTCTCAACTTATCGAAGAGACATACGGCCATGTTGTCTCTAAGGGAAAACCGAGTATAGACAGGGCGGTAACGGGTGCAGGCAGACAAGAAGAGGTAACCCTTGACGAGTCGCGCATTCACGACCCTGCATACTTCAAGGAGGTTCAGGCTAATCCAGAACTTCGTAAACAGTACCAAAAAGGCATCATTGGACGAGTCTCGCGATACCTCTAAGGTATGGCACTTACAGACTTCAAACCCCAATTTGACGAAGCATATCAAGAAATCTTCCAGAAAGTCCTTGTCTCGAAAGAAATCGCAAACATGCGCTTCAAGAGCAAACTTTCTTACGGTGAATCCGTGGAACGTGTCGCTTACGACATCTCCGCTATTCGCGTTCGCGCCGTATCGCGTGGAAGCGCAAGCACGATTGACTCCCTCACGGACTCTTCCGAGCTTTTGACGGTAAACCAAGAGTACGAAGCATCCTTCCACGTCTCCGATGGAGAAGTGAAGCAAGCTGGCCCTCTTAACCCTGGCGAAGTGATCGGTGGAAAGATTGCTCACCTTGTTGCGCAACACCTTGACGCTACCTTCTTTGCTGAAGTTTTGAACGCAGACAACGACTTCGACACGGGAGACTTGACGACGCTTGTATCGAGTGGCGTTCCATTCTCGGAATCCACCACGAACGTGCCAATCATGGTATCCCGCATGCCAGCGAAGCTCCGCCGCAACAACCAGACGTTGAACAACCTCTGTTTTGTAACGGACTCCTACGGCGCATCGTCTTTGGTGCAGTACTTGCTTGGTAAGGACATCGACCTTGCAGGTTCGGTATTCAAGAACGGCTACGCTGGAACGGTTGCAGGTGCAGAAGTCTACGTCTCCGAAAACCTCACTGGTACGGCTGTGCTTGGTCTCGCTACCCAGCCTACGGACGGCGATACGGTCGTTATTAACGGCGTAACCTTCACCTTCAAGACGACGCTTGGCGCAACGGCTGGTAACGTGCTTATTGGTGCAGACGCTGACGCAGCACGTTTGAACCTCACGACCCTCATCAACGCTCCTGGTACGACCACGGCGCAAGGTGTGGCTCTCTCCGCTGCTGACCAGTTGAAGTTGACGGACACCTACCGCATTGCGGCAGTGAACGATGCAACGGCTAACACCATGACCATCACTGGCACAGGATCCGGTGCGCTTACGCTCTCCGAGACCTTCACGGATGCTACGGATGCTTGGAGCAAAAACTGTATTCACGCTTACTTCGGCAAGAAAGGTGCAATCGATATGGTTGTGCAAGACATGTCGGAGGTCGACATGCGCCCAACGGCAGACCGCCGTGGAACGAACGTCTTCTCTTCCTACCTCGCTGGTATCAAAACCTTCGCAGACGGATCGAAGCAGTTCCTCAACGTATTGTTGGCTCGTTAATCCTAAGAAAGACCCCCATCCCTCCTTGGGGTGGGGGTTGCTCTGCTTTTCTCTATGCCACGAACAGACTCCGCCCTTGCGGGTATCCTTATTCAAGAAACTGATTCTTCGGGACTTATCACGCTGGGTACATCCTCCGGATTGCCTT